TATACACTGGAAGCTGACGGGGAAATTGACGTCATTGTGAAAGCTGAACAATTTGGTAAACTAGTTGAAAAGACTACCGTAGATTCTATTTCCCTTACACCTAAGGCTGAATACCTTGAAGTTAAGGGTAACGGTACTTACAAGGTAGATATTGTACCTAGTGACGAATCTTATCCATTGTTTGATAGCGCACTACCTGAGGATTTAAGTGAGGACGACGCTAAGTTACTGAAGTCTTCACTATTCTACAATATCGCCAACGTGAACGACTCCGCTGTATCTAAAAGTAACGCAGACGGTATCTATACGGGTTACTTATTAGACGGAGACCAAGCTGTTACATCTGATATTATCCGGGTGTGCTTGAACCCTATTGACGATATTGGGGCTAAGTTACTAATCCCGTCTTCATTGATGCGGTTACTTTCCTCTTTAACAGACGACAAGCTATACCTATGGACATTAGATGATGAGTTCATTTATGTAGCTACCGCAACTGTAGAAATCTACGGTCGTGTAATGGAGGGAGTCGAAGACTACCAGGACATGAGTGTGATGGATAGCCAGAAGTTCGAATCCGAAGTTACATTACCTACCGCAGATATTCAGAGTATCCTAGACCGACTTACTTTGTTCATGACTGCGTTCGACAAAGGTACAATTCATTTAGACTTTGGACCTAAACAGCTCGCTATTATTACAACATCAGGCTCTAAGGAATTAGTTAAATACGCCTCAGGTGATAAAGGTAGTGACTTCACGTGCGCGGTAAATAGCCTACTATTGCGGGATATTTTAGCTACCGTGTCTGAAGATTACTTCACTCTTCATTTTGGAAATGAACTATGTCTTAAGATTGAATCCAATGGGGTTACTTACTACTTAGCTACCCAAGAAGAAGGAGACGCTTAATGGCTAGTAAACTGTCCAGAATTGCAAAAATGGTAGCGGCTGAAAAAGTAAATGAGCCTGCGGCTAATTTCGTGGACAAGTTTACTCAGGTTATTGAAACTACTCAAAAGCCTTATACTCCATCCACCTACTACAAGCCAAGTGGTGTGGGTGGATGTATTCGTAAGATGTATTTCGAGCGGATAGGTAAGGCTTTACAAGATAACGCTAGTTACAATCTAATTGCTATGGGAGAAGCCGGTACCTTTAGACACGAAGTCCTTCAGGAGTACATGGTTCAAATGTCCAAGACTGACCCAGATTTTGAGTGGTTGGATGTAGCAGAATACCTAGAAGAGAATCCAGTAGAGGGTACAGAGGTTGACAAGAACTTCGTCAAGAATGAATACGAGACGAAGTGTAAGAATGAATTACTTCAGTTATCGTTCCTATGTGATGGACTTGTAAGATGGCGGGGTAAGGTGTACATTATGGAGATTAAGACTGAGACTATGTTCAAGTTTAATAAACATACTGAACCTTACCCAGAACATAAAATGCAAGCTACTTGCTATGGAATGTGTTTAGGTGTTGACGATGTACTGTTCTTGTACGAGAACCGTGATAACTTCGAAAAGAAGGCTTACACCTGCCACATTACGGACGCTATGAAGGACGAGGTATTGGACAAGCTAGTTACTTGCGAAGAGTATGTAGAGAAAGGGGAAAGCCCGAAAATCTATTGCTCGTCTAATTACTGTCCGTACTGTAGGAAGGAGGGACGTAACCTATGACCTATACCGGTAAAATGTTCGAAGAGGATTTTAGAAAGGGAGCAGATCTTTCCAGAAATAACGCAAGATTTTCCCGTCTGTACGACACTACGAACGGCTTTAGAGGAGTCGCAAATCCATGTGACTTTATAGCTGCGACGAAGTATGGGACAGTCTATGTTGAACTAAAAACTACTCATTCTAGTTCCTTACCATTTTCGAATATTAGTGAGCATCAGTGGAATGAATTATTCCTAGCTGATCAGTGTCAGTACGCCTTAGGTGGTGTATTAGTGTACTTCCCTAAACACGCTATGATAAAATGGTACCCTATGACTGACCTTACTCGTCTAAAGCATCAAGGGAAGAAGAGTATTAATCCTTCAACGGAGACAGATATTGGTTATTCTGTACCCTATCTAAAGAAGCGTACTCGACTCACTATCCCTATTGAAAATGTTCTTAAAGCGTTCAAGGAACATTTAGCTGACAAGACTAATGGGTAGAGCTAAGTTACCGCACATTGATATACGACTTGACGAGCTTGCGGAAGCTTCGAAGAACGCCGAAGATTATGGAGAAATTGTCAATGTCGTAGTTGACGAAGTAGTTCGAAAAGCTACTAAGCCTTTGGACGATGTGATGGAGAAGATCCAGGAACATCTATCAGACGTTCAGTCCATGACTACCGAAGATCTGAACTACTTCATAACCTACCTTCCTACTGTTATGTACTTTACTACAGATAGGGCAGAATTGGTAGGTATTAAGATGGACGCAAGTGCTGCGATTCGTCGGGAGAAATACGATGATTTATATGCGTTTGCGGCCGGTAAGACAATCCCAGATAAAGAATCCGAAACTCGTAAATTAGTAATGAACGAGACTGTGATTGAAACTGCTTATAAACGAGCCTACAAAAAGGTTCAAGCTAAATTGGAACAAGCTGATAAAGTATTAGCTTCCCTTAAAAGAGTTCA